ATGGAGGAGATAGGTTCACCTGAAAAGGTTCTGTTCCTTACTGTCATCCTTCAAGCGTTGCTAGACGCATCCAAGCCTGAGACGGCAAACGAATCAGAACGTGCCAAGATAGATCGTGATCGTGCACAAGCATGGTTCTTTGCCAGTGTGGGTGTAACCGCAGAAGACTTTACCATTGTATGCGACATGGCTGGCATTGATCCTGAGTACGCCAGAACATTTGCTTACAAGGTATTACGATCTAAGGAAATAGAGTACACTCGCAAGAAGATCAACTCAATCTTATCCAAAGACTAGGGAAACACATGCAATACAAGTTTGACGAGGGTCTGTATCTAGACGAGATACAGGAGTACATCGACGCAACCTACACCCAACACTATGCGTCAAGTAAGTATCAGGCCACCGACACCATCCTAGACGCTGGCTATGGCGACGGCTTCTGTATGGGTAACATATTGAAATACTGGAAAAGGTATGGAAAGAAAGACGGGCGTAACAGGAAGGACTTGCTGAAGATCATCCACTATGCTATTATCATGCTTCATGTCCATGATTCCCTAACCCCAGATCAGGAGTAGCCCATGCCTCACTTTCGTTCTAACGAAAACCCTATGTTTCGCTCTAAATTCAGCGAAGATATCTTCAAGCATAAGTACGCCCATCCGGGGTGTGAGACTTGGGCTTCCCTTGCTGCCGTGCTGGTAGAGGATGTTTGCCAGCACAACATGACCAAGGAAGAGAAGGCTACTCTGACACACATGATTACTGACCTAAAGTTTATTCCCGGTGGTCGGTATCTTTACTATGCTGGCCGTCCCAATAAGTTCTTTAATAACTGCTACCTTCTTCGTGCAGAGGAGGATACACGTGAAGATTGGGCTGATTTGTCATGGAAGGCAGAGTCTTGCCTTATGACTGGCGGTGGCATTGGCGTTGACTACTCTGTGTACCGTGAGGAAGGGCGTGTCCTTAACGGCACTGGTGGGTTATCCTCCGGCCCCATTCCAAAGATGCAGATGATTAACGAGATTGGCCGTCGCGTCATGCAGGGTGGTAGCCGTAGGTCAGCCATCTACGCCAGCATCAACTGGAAGCATCCAGACGTAAGCAAGTTTCTTGTTGCAAAGAACTGGTACGACATGCCAGTTGGTAGCACAGGCTACACAATTGGGCAGGTCAAAGAGCAGGACTTCAACTTCATTGCCCCGCTGGACATGACAAACATCTCTGTTAACTATGACACTGAATGGCTACTAAACTACTGGCGTACCGGAGAAGTTGGTGACGTATTCAAGAAGAACGTACTACAGGCACTGTCAACCGCAGAGCCGGGGTTCTCTTTCAACTTCTTTGACAAAGAAAATGAAACACTTCGCAACGCATGCACAGAGGTAACATCAGAAGATGACTCCGATGTCTGTAATCTTGGCTCTATTAATATGGGCCGTATTGATAGCCTTAGCGAATTTACTGATGTAGTAGAACTGGCTACCAAGTTTCTCCTGTGCGGCACCCTTCGTGCCAAGCTACCATATGACAAAGTATACGAGACACGTGCCAAGAACCGCCGCCTTGGCCTTGGTTTGATGGGCATGCACGAATGGCTAATCAAGAAAGGATATCGTTATGAGGTTACCCCAGAGCTTCACAAATGGCTTGGAGTCTATAAAGGCGTTTCTGACAATACTAGCCGTAGTTTCGCTGATGGTCTTTCTGTTTCCCGTCCTGTGGCTAACAGAGCTATCGCTCCGACAGGGAGTATCGGGATTCTTGCTGGCACTAGCACTGGTGTTGAGCCTATCTTTGCTGTTGCTTACAAGCGGCGTTATCTAAAGGGACAGTCACGATGGCACTACCAGTATGTAGTTGACTCTGCCGCACAGGAAATCATTGATATCTATGGCGTTAATCCTGAGAACATTGAGTCAGCACTTGATCTTGCTGAAGACTACAAGAGGCGCATGGCCTTCCAAGCAGATGTGCAGGACTATGTTGATATGTCCATCTCTTCCACTATCAATCTTCCTTCTTGGGGTACAAAGCTTAATAACGAAGATACGGTTGAAGACTTCTGCTCTACTCTTGCCAGCTATGCTCATAGGCTGCGAGGTTTCACCGTGTACCCTGACGGATGTAGAGGGGGACAACCTCTTAGCAGTGTGCCTTATAAAGAGGCTGTAGAAAAGCTAGGCGAAGAGTTTGAAGAAGGCGTTGAGACGCATGACATCTGCTCAATCACTGGACACGGCGGAAGCTGTGGAGTATGAGGCGGGAAATGGGCTGGCATTATCAGGCTAGGAGGTGAGGATGAAAACCATTATACATATCAACAAAAATCTCAAGCAGGCTAATGAAAAATACGGTAGAACACTGCCGGTATGTCGTATTGAAGAAGGTGGCAAAACTTGGTATGGATCACGAGTAGATATTCTAGGGCCAAGTTCAATGATCTACTCACCAGATAAACCACGTAAATGCGGTGCTAAACTCTGGATAGAAACTGATAGTGAAATTGTTATCTACGACAAAACAACATTCGCAGAGATGAGCGAGTATGAGCGATGACTGAAGATTATTATGAAGAAGTATTACTTCTTCGTAAGAAGGTAGATAAGTATGAGACTATTCTGAAACATGCAATGGCTGAAAAGACTGGTGTGTTCTTTATCTGTGGTGAAGCAGGTGAGAAGGATAGTATGGGGTTGCCGGAGAAGATTATGATTTGCCCAGCATACGGACTAGATGGTTTTAGTGTATATAAAAAAAATCAAAACTACTCTGCGCCGGGATGGTAGAAGTGTGGTATCATGGACACAACTTAACCCGTGAGCCTTCCTATCTTATGGGAACAAATCACGGAACAATTATGGAGACACCTTACACAGACAGGGAACATCCTGTGATAAAGAACTTGGAAAGAATCTGCCGTAATTCCTGCCAATCAGCTTGGAGCATTGGGTATTTCCCAGACAAGTACAAAGGAATAACATTTAGATTCTTTGCACCTGACGACATGGAGTTATTTAATACTGCTCGTCAACAAATTGAGGGAGGATTCTAATGACTTCATGTTGTAAACTCTGCAAGCTTGATTGGAATAAAGAATACTGTCTTGGCTGCGGCAGGACGGTTTACGAAATCAGGCAAGCATACATTGACTCGCTTGATAAAAGGAGTAGCGAAAATGGAACTAGCATTAGACCTATATCTGCTAACAAAGCTAACGATTAGAAGTGCCGCTAAGACTATTGGGCAGCGGATTATTCAGTCAATCATGTCATCCTCTCAAAAGAGTTATGAACACTGGCTAAAGAATAACCGTCCCGGCTTCTGACAATAAACAAATAGCGGACCCCTAGCTCAACTGGATAGAGCAACAGCCTTCTAAGCTGTAGGTTGCGGGTTCAAGTCCTGCGGGGTTCGCCATTTTTTTGTTGACATCTCTAAACAAATACCCATATAATGACCATATCAGCGCAATCTGGCTGATATATAATACAATCTTGCTTTAAAAGGAGAATGTAATGAATGCACTAGTAACTCTTAATCCAGCCTTTCAGTCGGTACTGGACAAGATGGATCAGTTTGGTTTTGGTTTTGACGACCAGCTTCAGCGGCTATCACAGGCACACGATCATTGGATGTCGTCTACTTCTTACCCACCCTACAACATTATTAAAGACGACAATAAGTACCAGATTGAAATTGCCCTAGCCGGATTTAAAAAGGAAGACATTGAAATTGGTCTGAAGAAGAACGTCCTTTCCATCTCTGGCGTTACGCCAAAGGTAGAGGCAGAAAAGAATATTGCGTATCGCGGAATCGCAACCCGTAAGTTCTGTCGGTCCTTTGCCTTGTCAGACAATACAGAAGTAAAGTCTGCCAAGATGGAAAACGGTATGCTTACAATTACCATTGAAAAGCTTGTGCCGGAACAGGACAAAGAACTAAAGATTACTATTGATTAACAATATGTCGCCGTTCAGCGTCTTTCCCTAGTGTCGTTGGACGGCGACACCTCACCTTACCCACAGACAAGAGAAGCCAATGAATCCCTTCCATAATGATAAGATGCCAACCATCTATATTGGCTACGATCCAAAAGAAGATATTTCCTACAAGGTTCTTCGCCACTCAATCTTAAAGCACACAAGGGGGGAGTATAATATTATCCCGCTTTCCCAGCCTGACCTTAGACGAGCAGGACTTTATCGTAGGGCTGGCAAAGAACTTGATGGAAGGATCGTTGACTACTTTGATAAGAAACCATTCTCTTCTGAGTTTAGCTTTACCCGTTTCCTCGTGCCGTTTCTAAACCAATACAGTGGGATGGCATTGTATATGGATTGCGATATGTTTCTCCGCACAGATATCCGCAATTTATTCGGAGAATATCGTAAAAGAGAGGACTACGCTGTTCAGGTTGTCAAGCACGTATACGAACCAGCGTCCAATACTAAGATGGACAACCAAGCACAAGAACTATATCCACGAAAGAACTGGTCAAGTTTTGTTTTGTGGAACTGCTCACACGAAGCACATCTTCGCTTGACTGTCGATGATGTAAACACTAAGAGTGGTAGCTGGCTACACGGGTTTGGCTGGTTATACGATAATGAGATTGGAAGCCTGTCACCACGATGGAACTGGCTGGACGGACACTCAACCGAACCAGACCCATACAATGTACACCTCACTACTGGCGGCCCCGCCTTTGCAAACTGGACTCCGGCGAGGCAGTCTGATTTTGAGATGGCAGAAGAATGGAAAGAACTTAGGCAGGAAGTATTAATCATTGAAGCACTAGACGGCACAATAGGAGAAAAATAATAATGTTAAGCAGCCAACTAACTTTTGTCACGTCGTTTAGCCCAAGCGGATATGAGCAGTACGCCAACGCAATGCTTGAGTCTGTAAAAGAAAACTGGCATCCAAGTCTAAAGCTTGTGGCCTACTACCACGACTTTGATGCAGAAACTGTAGCTACATTTCCGCAGGCAAAGAACATTGAATACAAAAACCTAAATGATATCCCGGATATGTTAGCCTATCGTGAGCGGATGAAAGGCCACGATGGAACAGAGGGTGGTCGTGTCCCATACAACTGGCGTCTTGATGCTGTCAAGTGGTGCCACAAGGTATATGCACTGACGACACAGGCATTCTCAATGCTTGAGGAGGATACCCAACCGGGTTGGCTTATCTGGCTTGACGCTGATACCGTCACAAAGCGTTTGCTAAAGCCTGATTCATTTGCACACATCCTTCCTGCACAGGCAGAACTTGTATACCTTGGCCGCAAGGATGTGGACTATAGCGAAACATCCTTTATGGGCTTTAACCTAGACTACGAGACGCCTGCCTTTATGCTTGGTGATCTTCGCGGCGCATATGATATCAGCGAAGTCCTTGCTTATCGTGAATGGCACGATGGTTTTATCTTTGAACGGTTGCTAAAGATTTATCTAGCTCACGGTATGAAGGCACAGAACCTAACGCCTAATGTCAGTGGGCTGTCAGCCTTTGCTCAGTCTCCTCTAGCAGACTTTATGGTGCACTACAAAGGAAACCTAAAAAAGAATATTGGCAATGATGTTGCACCAGATGTTAAGCTTCCACGATATGAGCAGCTAAACACACTGATCCGCCATTACAAGTCAAAGAACATTGTTGAGGTTGGCACATGGAATGGCGGACGTGCTATTCAGATGGCAACCACAGCCTTTGAGAAGAGCAATGAAGTATCTTACGTTGGCTTTGATTTGTTTGAGGAAGCTAACGAAGAGCTAGATAAGATTGAACTAAACAGCAAGCGACACAATACGCTAGAGGCAATTAACCAACGCCTTGCTTCCTTTCAAGAACACATGAAGGAGCAAGGCAAGACATTTACATTCAAGCTCTACAAGGGCGACTCTAAAGAAACGCTGGCCCTAGCTAAAGATGACATTGTTAATGTGGACTTTGCTTACATTGACGGTGGTCATAGCGAAGCTACAGTACGTAGCGACTTTGAGCATCTAAAGCATGCGCCTGTTGTCGTGTTCGATGATTTCTTTTCTGAAGACGAGAATGGCAATATCCTTGACGAGGAATATCTAGGAACAAACCGCCTTGTCAAATCAATTGAAGGCAAGCGTGGTATGGTGCTGCATTCAACCGACAGGGTAAAGGGTGGTGGACATACCCATCTTGCCGTCGTTCTAATGAGCGATGACGTTGCCAATCTTCCCAGCGAACTAACCCGCATGCCAATTGTCGTTAAGCCACGGGATTCTGTTGAGAAAGAAGTTATTCTTGACAACGTGTATGAGAACATGGGCCTAATTAAAACTTGGGACTTTGTTAAGAAGATGCCCATGAATGATCTACATGCTATTGTTGTTTCGGCTGGACCATCTCTTAACATTCCAGAACTACGAAAGACTATAAAGAAGTATGGTGACAAAGCCTATGTGTTCTGTGTTAAGCATAGCTATCCCATTCTTATTAAAAACAAGATCAAGCCCTACGCTTGTGTAATCCTTGATCCTCGCCCACTAGATGGCGTTAGTACACATGGCAAGGTCCGTAAGGATTTGTTTAAAGATGTGGGCAACGATACCATTTTCTTTATTGCCTCAATGACAAATGCAGACGTAACCAAGCACATCCTATCCAAGACAGACAATGTAGTTGGTTGGCATGCATACTCCCAGTCACTAAAGAAATCCTTTGACGAAGGCAAACTATCTTTGGAAGACAAGCCAAAGATTGACCCGACTACTGTGTTTGTCACTGGCGGAACATGCTCTGCTATGCGTAGCATTGGTATGGCGCATATTCTTGGCTTCCGTAATTTCCATCTCTTTGGGTTTGATTGTAATATAGAAGAAGGAGCAATCACGGAAGAAAAGAAAAATGATAAGGACGAGCAAGGCCGTCCAAAATATATGCGTGTTGAACATAATGATAACTACTTTTGGACCACAGGCGAACTACTAGCAATGGCACAGGATTGTGAACGTCTATTTGCTAGAGACGATATTGATGTAATCTATAACTTCTATGGTGCTAACACGCTGGCAGGATCAGTATTCAGCACATCTCCGTCAAATACAGCGCAGACTTTTATTGAAAGGAGCCACGAATATGGACTTACTAGGCACAGCTAAAGCAATCCTTCAGACAGTTGCACCAACTATTGGAACTGCTATTGGTGGTCCCTTTGGTGGCATGGCTGCCAAGGCTCTAAGCGAACTACTGCTTGGTAAGCCCGATGGCAGTGAGCAAGAACTGTCAGCCGCCATTCAGAATGCTACACCAGAGCAGCTTGCTGAGATTAAAAAGATTGAGAATGATTTTAAGCTCCAGATGAAAAAGCTGGACATTGATCTTGCTCAGATTCATAGCAGTGACCGTAATAGTGCACGGCAAAGAGAGATGGCAGTCAAAGATCGTATCCCTGCTATCCTAGCTATCCTTACAATGGTATCTTTCTTTGGGTACATTGGCCTTGTCACCTTCCTTCCAATGGCTATTGTGGCTGATATTGGCTTTATCAATATTGCTGTTGGTTGGCTTGGTGGCACAGCATCTACTGTTGTGGCCTACTACTTTGGCAGCAGTTCTGGCTCAGATAAAATGATTGACCAGCAGGCAAAGAATGCTAAATGAAAAACAAGAGAAGTTCGCACAGAACTACGTAGTATATCGTAATGCAACCGAAGCAGCGAAGGCCGCTGGCTATTCAGAACGATCAGCCTATAACCAAGGCTTTCGTTTGCTTCAGGCTCCTGAAGTTCTTGAGCGTATTGAGGAACTACAGCAGGAGCTTACTACCGATATCAACGTAATCAAAGAACTTGAAAGCACATTCCAATCAGCAAAGAGCAGCGGACATACTAATAGTGCACTTAAAGCACTAGAGCTATTAAGTAAGGTACGCGGACCCAATGATGGAAAAGGACGGGCTACTAGTGCCAGCGAACTAGAAAAAGAAATTGTTAACTACATGGAAATGCTAGGCAAGGACAAGATCATTGACCTTATCGGAAGATGTTCTTTTATGCAAGATGGACTTGATGAGGAAGAACCGGACGAAGATACACT